GTCTCACATTCATCCTCGTAAAAAGAGTAACTTATAACGTATGTATCACCCTTTTTAATGGGCTTCATGTTTAATTCACCTATCATAATTTATCGGCTTTATCTTTTAATTCTAATTTGATCTCATTAAGAGCTTGCATAATTTCTTTGAACTGTATTGCAGTCTCATCTTCTTTCTTCTCTAAAGTCTTAAGCCTTAAATCATGTTCACGAAACTTTACCTTCATGTCGGTATATATCTTAATTCCAATGCCAGCTAGGCCAATTGTTTGAAACCCAATAACTACCCAAAAATTTGATTCCATTTGCTATTAAAATTACTAAATTTTAAAATAACTGTAAATATGCCGCTTTAACCGTTTCCCCATTATATGCCGCACCAATAGTTATAGTGAAAACGCCACCTCCTTCGTCCGTTACCGAATAATTATAATACCATACCCCATCAATTGCAACACCTATTAATTTGTAGGATGCCGTACTTCTTGAGGTAATCTTTCCACTTGTTACCGTATAGCTATCAACTACACTTATCTCGGTTATAGGCCCAGTACCTTGTAAAGTAAAGCTATATGAGGCGTTTTGCCCCGTTGCGTTAGTAAGAGTTAAATCTTGAACAATGCAAGAAAACTTATAAACTTTATAATTACCACTTGCATCAATAATGTCTAAATAACCAATAAACTCACTATCCGTACCCTCAATAAAGGTATCAAAAAAAGTTATAGGTTGCGTATAACTTTCAACCATTTTTACTAGACCGCTTCCACTAACACTATACCCACTACGGCCTTTTATATATTCACGAAAAACGCCATTTGTTTTAGGTGCTAATTCTATAAAGTCCCTATTTATGGTTATGGATGCGGTTGTAGTACAAGCAAATGGGTAAACATTCCCATCGGCATTTGTTACCGCTATTACTAAGCCTTGCGCAGTTACTACTTCAGCCATTATTTGTTGTATATATATTTTTCACTAAATGTGTCATAAGTTAGAGTACCAGGATATTGATAGTCAATAGTAAATGATCCGCTAGTATATTGTATTTGAGTTATGTTATTACTAACCTCTACGGTAAATACATCACTTGGATTTATTGTAATTGTACCGCTAGGAGATAAGTTAAACGTAAACGCTTGTGGATTTGTACTAACGGGATACGTTTGTGTTTTTATCGTTACTCCATTTTGTTTTACTCTAAACGTAGTAGAAACGGGAGGTAATGGAGCGGGGCTAGTTGTATTAATGTTACCCGCCAAACTTATTACAATAGGCTCGTTAATACTTACTACGCCATTGTAAGTTATTTGATAACCTCCAACTATTGAGAAATCGGCCGCCGTTACAACAGTCCAAGGTACATTTACGGGGTTGTTGTAAGTACCGGTAGTTACATCGGCATCAAATGTTTTATCGGTTAAATCTAACCCATCTTTATTCTCATCCCATACCTCAAGTAAAGTTGCACTCCATGTAGCACTTGCAAAATCTATTTCTTTAAGATTTACTATTGCGTACACTTTATCGGGGTCATCGTCCACAAATATTACCGTATTGTGTAACCCAATGCGATCGCCATTATTTAAAATGCCATAAAAATTAGCATCTAACTTTGTACGATTATACCTTGTATTCTCCCAATAAGCAATATTATTTTCTTTACGAAAACTCATTTCTTCCGTTGGGAATCTATAACGATACCATGTACTATCTAAAATTGATGTTCCGCCACTATTTAATATAGTGCCTTTATAATTCCAAGAAAAGCCATCTTGTAAAAAAATGTCATTCTCTTGCTTATTATATAAAGTGTCCGTTTTAGTAAATGCCGTTTTAACACCTACCAATGGTTGCGCACTTATTCCGTTAAATTGCTCAATAATTTCAAAATTAAGAGCCTTTATGTGCATCTCGTTTGTAGAGTCAAGTAATGCGTGGTAATCTAAAATGAAAGCTATTTTAATAACTCCGTTATCTGGTATTGGTTCACTCTCCACATTTAAGCTCACATATTCCGTAGGCTCGGGACTACCCGCTTGATTATACTTTGTACCAATAAACCATTCTTGATCGGTATTTGTATTTATGGTAAAAGTGCTTGTTGTTAAATACCACTTGCCATCTTGACCAAGGAAATAATTGTTAGCCGCGCCATCAAGCATTACTACCATTTGTCTAAAAAAGCCATCCTCGGTAAAATCGGTCTCAAATTTATAATCCACTCCAATTACCAATTTCTCACCCGTAAATACTTTAACCTCTTGGCTTCTTAAATAATAATCGTAACCCGTTGTTATAACTTGCTCGCCTGGCACCCTCACATAATTATCCTCCAAATAACCATAAGAGGTATTTGACCATTCTTCGTTTCTTGTTACACTACCCGTTGGAGGTGTTGTCCCACCAAATCCCCAATAATCGGGGTTAGGAGTAGCCGTATATTTATAATCGAAACTATTTAAATTATATTGCTTAAGTATAGCCGTTGTAGTAAGTAAGCTACCTCTTGAGAATGTACCATTGGTAATTAGCTCGCCAATTTGCTCGTAATTAAATGTTACACTATTCTCTTTTGTTCTTCTATTTATATTTCTAATAGCACTAGGAGAGATTAACTTAATATCCTCGTTATTGCCTACGTTAATATCATATCTTGTGTTAATAGCCGTTCTAACGCTACTATTCTCAACAAATCCTCTTAAGTTCTCCGTTTTGGGAATGTAAAGCTCCTCCATTCTCATTAGCCACCAATTGTCATTATACATAAATAAATTTTGGTTAAAACCTCTATTTATTTTGTCAAGAACTTCTAAAGATGATTCGTACTCGGTGCTTTGTATTTGGAAGGTCTTAGGATCAATAGTGCATTGATCAAGTGAGGTATAAGTTGCACTATCGGTCATTAATGGATGAAACAAGTTATTAAAACAATAAAACTTATTCCAATCTTTGACCGCATTTGCCGTACAATACTCAATATATTGCAAAGGCGTTGTTTTTGCGGTTACTTCCGCACCCGCATTTGATAATGGAAAATCTCTATTATATCCAAGGCCATCTATGGCTATTATTATTAAAATGTGATTAGTGTCCTCCCAAATCTCTTGGAAGTCATCTTGCAAAAGCCATCCTCTCCAATAAGGTGTAATAAGGCTATCATAATAAAAGATAACCTCAATATCGTTATCCTTATCCATTAAAAAATTATCAATACTCACTCCACTTGCACTACCTATTATTTCAATCTCGGCCATTTGTGGTCTAATAGGCTTAAATAAGTCATCATTCGTATTAAACTCTTTTAATACAAATGGCTTAATGCCTCCACGAAGTTCCGTAGTTGCACCCGTAAATCCCTCAAAATAAAACTCTACTCGGGCTTCTTGGCCTTGTAGAGTCTTAAAATTTATTCTATATTTTTCTGCTTTAGCCAACTCTATTAATTGTTGCGTTTGATCTATTTAATACTCCTACTAAATCACTACCTCTTTGTACAAATACTACTTGGCCACTCAATCCTATTCCTCCACTAAGGCCACCAAAATTAGCCGCTCCTCCTAACCCTCTTGGAGTATAACCAAGAGAGGGACTCATTCCACCTTGCATATTTCTTCCAAACAATCTACTGCTTTGATTATAAGCATTTACACCAGCCGTTCCCGCTCCAGGTACAATTGCGTTGGCAATTGCAGCCGCAGCCGTAGTTGCAATAATTGAACTTATAATATTTGCCAAAACTCTTAACACTACATTTCCAAACTCTTTCCAACTAAATTTGCCACCTTCCAATACTGTGTTAAATAAATAATCTAAAGGTGCAGTTATGAAATTTTCTATTACTGATTTATAATTTTCAAATCTTTGTTGATTTGCTTTCATATCATCATCCATCCCCTTAAATACCTTATTAACACCTCTTTGCACTTCTTGTATGCCAAAAAGCATGTCTTGATTTTGCAAACTCTCAAATAACTGATCAAAAGATGTATTTGATATTTTAATTGCCGTATTTGCAACGCCATCCAAATTAGTCTTTAACTCAGCAGATTTTATAGCAACTTGCTCTATAATGTATCTCCAACCTTCTAAATTCTTTGCACTCTTTTTAACTGCATTATTAAAATCATCACCGGCTATAACCGCAGCAGGAGCAAACCCAGACCATAATCCTTCTACTTCTTTTGTTTTTGTTTTTAGTTGTTTTAAACCATCTATGTTTATAAAACCCTTAAAAACATCTATTTCACTAAATACACCAGTTAATTGTGATCTTAATTCTGCTTTTAAATTATCTATAGCAGCTTGAGTTGTTGTAACTGGAAATACTGGATTTACATTTAAAGCAATATCTCCTACAAGCGGAGTTTTACTTGCTTTCACAGCATCTTTAAACAATTGAGATGTTGATTTATTTAAATTATCAACATCTTGCTTAGTAGATTTAATATTCTTTTTTCTCTCTAATTCAGCATCTACTAATCTAGTTATTTGTTCCGCATATTTAGTAAATAATTCATTTATCTTTTTTTGTTGAGATTCTATATAAATCTTTCCAATAAATGAATCAATGTATCTATCTAAGCTAGCAGTTACTTCATCAATTGATGTTTTTTCTGCTTTAAGATTACCAAAGTATTCTGGAGCTACTTGATTTAACTTTTTAATTATATCAAATTGCTTTTGTCTATCTTTTTCGAATTTTGGATATAAAGTAGCAAGTGATATAACTTCTGTTGCCTCGTCAGCTAAACTTTTTGCAAAATCTTTTTGCTCTTTTGTTAATGTTCTTTGTCCGCTTACTATTGCATCAAAAGCGGCTGATAAGCTGCCATACTTTTGAACAAGTGCAGTAACCGCAGAAATTACGGCACCAAAAGCAAATGCAATACCGGCTGGGCCAGCTAAACTTGCACCAACTTGCTTTAATGCTCCTCCTAATCCATTACTTGTTTTAGCTAAAGCACTAAATTGATCAACTACTAGCGGTAAGTTGTTCTGAATAGCTATAAATCCAAATGGCGCATCCCTAGCAACTTGGCTAAGTGAAAAAAGTGCAGCGCTACCGCCTTGAGCTGCTTGTGGTAATTTGTCTAATCCAGTTTTTCTTAAATTAGTTAGACTGCCTTCTAATTGTTGAATATATTTATTAGTTTCAACAATTGCTTGACCAGTCTGGTTTTTAAGAGAATTACGAACATCTTTTAGCTCTCTTTCTACCTCAGTTATAGATTTAGTGAATTGGCTTATATCCGCACCTAACGTAAATATGAAATCTTGGTTACTTGCCATTCCTATATCTATTTATTAATTCTCTATATTCCTCTTCGTCTATTTTAGTTGTATCGTCATCCCCTGGTAATTGCCACAATTGCTCTGGTGTTTTTGGCGCACTCTTTGGATCGGCCATTAACCTTACCATTGTGAACATAAGTAGTCTAGTTTGTTTGTAACTATCTATCTTTTTATCTTCATGCCCTTTCATCATTAAAGAGTAATGCTTAGGGCTTAAAGAGTAAAATTGATTAGGCATGAGTCCCAACTCTCCAAACGCAAACGCCTCTATTTCTTCCCACGAGAGGTCTTTTTTTTTGGCTCTTCGGCTTTTTGTTCGCTACGAATAAAATCGCTTTCCGACCAAACTTTTATAGCTTTTGCAATCTCATTGTCCTCTTGATTTTTAAGCAAAGTTTGCTCAACCCATTCGACAATGTCCGCAAAGCTATATTTAGGATCAACCTCCTTAACAAGACAATTATTAAAATATCCACTATATATAATGTGAGATATTGTAATCTCACTTAATATTGATATATCAAATGTCTTGTCTTTTGAGAATTTGTCTTGAAGGTATCTAAAAGACGCCATCCCAAATTTTAGTCCAATAGTTTCGTTGTTAATAGTAATAGTAGTGTAGTTCATAATTATGCAGTAATATCAATAAGTCCGTTTGATGAAATTGTACCAGAGAAATTGATAAATTCAGTAGTTGATTGATTAAGAGTTAAAGAAGTGATGTAACCATCAAATGATTGATAATATGCAGCACCAGCACTTGATCCAGAAAAAACTGGACTTTGAACTCTTACCGCAATTTGAGTACCTGCGTTAAAGTAACCCAATAAAGATGAGTAACTAACCTCTGAACCTCCAGGAGCGGTTTCACAAATTGCATCAAAATCAACAGTCATATTGGGCTTACCAATAGATGTGAAAGTTCCGCAGTTTGTTTGTTCTACGGTTGAATCAACTGTACCGTTTACGCTTGAAGTGCGCAAGCAAATAAGCGATTTCCAAGTAGAACCATTGTCTGTGCTAATATCTACGCTTTGGGTAGAACCTTGAATTTTTGCCATTTTTGTTTATTTTTGATTTACTAGATTTCTAATTGTTATTACTTTTCTTGCTATATAATTATCCCCTTCCCACAAAGGTAAATAATTTGAACTTGTTCGAGCCATCGGGAATACGTAAAAGTCAGTATCACTAAACCCATTGATTTTCGTATCTGGAATCAAAATATTAAGGATTTGACCCGCAATATTGTCAACCTGGCTTACGTTGTTATTCTTGTTTTGCTCGCTATAAATCTCTATTGTTACCTCAACCTCATTGTCAAAGCTATCATTGGTATTATTAGCTACTTCTACTATATTATTTATAATTACATACCTATCTGGAGTAGTTACAAATGGAGGTTGCCCATAAACTGGTACATTCTTACCATTGTAAGTAATGTTGCCGTTCAAAGCGTTTACATATATATTCCTTACGTTATTTGCACTATCCTTCATTACGCTTGTCTTTTCTTTCTTAAAAAGTCCCTAACTCGCTTTTGGTATATAGGCCAATAAGCCAAAATACTTGGACGCATATAAGGCCTAGGCGGTAAATTAACCTTTTTAATGTTTTTACCTCTAAATTGTTCTGCTAATTGTACCCAACCTTGTTTCTCTGGATTTACAAATAAATCGCCAGTACCAAACTCAATATAAGCCGCATAGTCAGTCTGTGCAACAAATTGATAACTAAGGAATTGATCCTTTTTAAAGGATATGCTATTTAGTAGCCTACCCGTATCAACCGCACCCCTACTAGATAATATATTCTTGGCACTTCTGACCATGTCCTCACCGCTAGCCGCTAACTCACGATCAACCGTTGCGCTCGTTTCGTCAACCGTTTGCTTGAGCTTGGTAAGCATTTTGTTGAACTTATAATCATTAACTTCTAAACGGAATCCACTCGGCATTATACTATAAATACTTTTTTGTATTGATGATAGTTAAGGCCATCCCAATTAGGATATTGGCTAAGTAAAGAGGATTTGTCAGCGTTCATCTTTTTGCCTCTATTCTCAAATTGCCATGAAGTCAAAGCAAGTATATCATTTGCCAAGTCCTCTGGAATTGAGCCATAACCGCACTGATATTGAACATTAAAAGTCCCTTGTGAATATAACCATAATTTCCCACCAATTACTTCATAATCCTCATTTTTTACCAAAGTAGTGTAAGTATTTATACCAGTTTTAATGGCTACACTATCAACACATAATAAAGGGCTATAAGGTAAATCAATCATCCAAACACCTGGAGCTATTCCCGTAGTTTGTAGATTAACTTTCAATAACTTATTTACCAAAGCCACACCGCTTATTTTCTCTAAATGTACCCTAGATGCACTAATCAAATCTTTTATAAGCCCATCCTCATCATTATAATCTATTTTCATCCAATCTTTAGCATCGGGTAGGGAAACCGGCTCTACTACGCCATCAGCGAGTACCGTTATCCCGTTTATATATATCGCCATACTTACTTATATTTATTAACCATTTCTCGGAACCAGACCTCAAATTCATCAAGCGTTTTTCTCGGATCATGCTCTCTTGATCTCTCTTTTGCTTTTTTGGATGCCTCACTATATTTTTTGGCATCATCCAGTTCAGTAATTGCCTTAACCCAGCTTTTAATATCATTCCTATCTTTTATGAATATGCCAGCCTTTCCGCAATTCTCTACGAGTCCTTCGGCCATTGTGCTTATAACTGGAATCCCAGAGCAATAAGCCTCGGTTGCCGTTCTTCCCCAACTCTCGTAATCACTTGGCATTAATAGTATCCTAGTTTGCTTGTAGTATTGCGCAATATCTGGTGTATTAGGCACTAATTTTAAATCCATTTGAGGATCATAACTCCCTAAAACGCCTAAAAACCGCTTATTTGGCAATGCACGAGCAATTTGTTCAAATATCTTACCGCCTTTGTTCTCGTTGGTGTTAATTAGAGTAATATATTCATTCTTCGCGGGGTCAATCTTTAGATCGTAGTATCGATAGTCAACGGGAGGCGTTAGTATAAAGTTATCCCAATTATATTGCAATTTCTCTTTTAGCCAAAAAGAGTTATACACAACGTGTTGATTGGTGTTTGCGTCAATGATTTCGGGGTAAGGATGGCTATTATGTATTAAATGAAAAACGGGTTTTCTATAAAGTTTAGCCGCACTAATTGTCCATCTAGTATAGTCCAAATGCGTAATTACGGCATTACTCCAACGCATCAAATTATCTATTACGTTATCGCTTGGTGGGAAAACATCCACGCCATCAAACACATAATTATTTTTAATCTTATAATGATTGGCTTGATGCAAAAGCACTCTTACATTGTGTCCTTTGCTAATCAAATCTTTGTTAATGTGATGTAACATCCATTCTGCACCGCAATTGTGCTGCGGAGGATAAAGATGTATTGAGCAAACTATATTCATATAAAATTATAATTTAAGTATAAGCCATAATAACCATTAAATTTGAATGATCTCATCAATGGATATTTTTCAGTAAAGTTATATATTGTTAAATCAGATTGTTTATGTATTTCGTATATATTGCCTCCTACTGCATCTTGCTCCATTTCATAAGGTATTGCAACCATGGAATATATATTTTTAAATGTTAAATCTGCAAGTAAGTTTTGTGCATCATTTATGCTCAAATGCTCTAGTACATCCCCAAGTATTAAATAGTTGTAAGAGTTATAATTAAACTCTAGTATATCTTGATTGTAAACGTTTTTATACTTATCTCTTAAATTAAATTGATCTATGTAAGGCTCGTAAACCTCAACCGCATCAATATTTGTAAAATCTTTGCAAAGCAAATCGTAATAGCTACCCGAACCTGGGCCGACATCCAATATTTTAATATCGGATGAGAAATTTTTTATAAGATGATCTCTAAAATCATCTTTAAAGTAATTGTATGAATAAGGCATAGTAAAAAAAAGGGAGTCTTACGGGACTCCCAATATTTAAGATTAATAAATCTTAGATGTTGCCATACAAACAAGCTGTAGGCTGGAAGCTCATGAGGTCGCAACGTGCTTCGCATCTGAACGTAATTAAGTTCTTCACGAAATCGTCTTGGTCGAACTCTGTAGAACGAACTGCAAGTCCGCTCTGTTGAGCAATAGAAAACTTAGTTGTGTCAAGAACATAAGCCTTAGACGCAGTAACCAAGCTATGTGGAATAACTGGAATACCCATCATTCTGATGTTACCTTGAGCATCAATTGTGATACCACCAGGAACAGAGTAAGAACCACCAGAAGGAACGGTTTTCAATACGTTGCTCCAACCAGCAAATGTGGTAAGGATCAAGTTTGGCTGCCAGTTAAGTGCGCCCAATTGAGCCACATAATCTACGAATTTCTCGGCAGTATTAGCACCAGAAGAAGAACCAACTGTTGCGCCAGAAGCCAAGTCATTCAAGTAATATGTATCTTCAGCTCTTTGGAAATCTTCGATCAAAGATTGTTGCAAATAGCTATTCAAGAAAGGAAGATCGTCAACCATTTGGCGAGATACCTTTACATAACCAGCTATGAATTGCAACACTTTGTTTACAACTGTTACATCGTAATCCAATTGTGCTTTACCAGAACCTTCAGTTTGCTTACCGAAAGAACCTTCACCTACTGGAGTATTTCCTTTAGGGAAAGATACTGAACCAGTTGAAACTGGAATGATGTTAAATACGCTTCTCAAGTGTGGGTTTACGAAAGAACGTAAAGCTGGAGAATTGATATAAGAAGTGTAAGGATTACCAGTAAGGTTAGCACCTTCGGTCATTACACCAACTGCTTTAAGGTCAAGTTCAAAATTGAAACCTTTACCGTTTGTTCTTGCAGCTTCTTTGATAGAAGAATAACCCTTAACGATTGCATCTCCGATCGCAGATTTGATTTCAGAGATATGCTCATTGTAAGATTGAGCTACCTTCTTATCTTCAGCAGCAGAGATTTTACCAAATGCAGCTTTAGCAGAAAGAACTTCTTCTCTTGCTTCAGCAATTGTCTTGTTGTTCTTAGCAATTTGCTCGTTGATTTCCTCAACTTTGCTTTCAAATGCTTTAGCAGCTTTCTCAGTTGCGAGAGCTACTTCAGCTTTCTGCTCGGCCATTTTAGCCTCAAGAGCAGCTTCGAATGATTTAATGTCGCTCATTTTGTTAATTTAAAATTTGTTTATAATATTTATTAAAGACTCAACTGGAACCTCTTCTTCTTTTTGCTGCAAAGGTGTCTCATCAACTGCCTTTGTGCTACTCATACGTTCAATCAGTTCAGCGAGTTGTTTCACTTTTAACATACACAAATCAATTGTCTCATCCGTTACATCACTATTGCGGATAAATTTCTCAAAAGATTTGATTTGATCTTGTATTTGCTCAATGTTATTCATATTCTTCATGCCTAATAATGGAGTCGCTTCGTTTGCTCCCCACGCGGTAAGGCTTGAACCTTCAAAAAGCATTACCTCATGGATTTGGTTTGCATCTCCACTTTTTTGCTCTCTTAATGTTTTAAATCCGATTGAGTGTTCGGCAATAAGCCCACTCTCAATCATCTTAATATAATCTTGACCTAAATTATGTTTACCAACTTTACTTTCGTAATAAAGTCCATACTCATCTTCTTTAAGCACTTGTATTTTACCAAGTGGTTTAGATGGATCATGGTTTAATAGATGCTTAATTCTCCCTTTCCCTTCTGGCCCCCAATCTTGGATTGATCTTTTAAATGCGCCTGGCATCATAATATCGCCATCGCTATCTACGTTACCAAATGCGGAAAAATATCCAGTTACTACTCCTTGCTTTGTATCAACATCTTTAACCTCTAGGTTAAATGATTTGTAATTGTATATCATGCTTTTTTTATTATTATTTTCTTGAGCCAAATAAGCCGCATACGCACGCTCCGCACTATCACGTGATGTGTATATGCACTCACCTTCTCCTATTCTAAATTTCCCATTTTCGCAAGCATATATAGGCATATTAGTAAATTGTTGCTTCGTTTAATTTTGGTTTTAGTAGTAAATTCCCATTGCGGTCTCTTCTAGGTATAAAAGCCACCGTACAACGGCAATTAATAGTAAATCCTGGAGGTGCGCTTATATCGCCTGGTTGCATTGCTGCAACTGGCTCGCCATCCTTACCAGTCTCGTTAAAAGTCTCGTCATATCTCACAATTGCTCCATCAAGCTCAACATGATCAAATTGATCACGCGGTATTCTTCTCGTTCTATTGTCTCTCGCACTTATCCATTGCTTGTCAACGTAAAAATCATGCTTATCGGCGGCCATCATGCTTGCCATATTGCTAGACCTCATCACTTCCGTTCTTACTATTCGTCTAGCTCTAAAAGCCGCGTAAGCTAATTGCTCATCGCTTTTTATAATTCTCACAATTTCATCAACGCTTAATCCCTCTTCTATTCCTTTTTGAACAATAGATAATAATTTCTTTTTTGTAGTGCTTGTAATATCGCTAACCAAAACAAATCCTTGCGCCATGAGAAAGTCCATCATTTGATCTGTCCATTCTCTATTAAAGCCAAAAGTCATTGCTTTGCGGTTAGCCTCAATCTTTAAAGCACGATATACACTATTGCCAAAAAGTACCGCGGATTCCTTATATAACGATTCAAAGAGCTTTATTAAATCTTTCTCCCACAAATCCAATCCTAATTGCGCTCTCGCCGCCGCCACTCCATTTCTTTGTATCCTATTAGCAAAGTTATTGAATTGCTTTGTAATGGATTCTTTGAACTTATTATAGTATTTAGTATCAAGTTGCCTACGCAACATTTCAACCTTCCGAAAGTATTCTCCTCTTTGCTTCGCGTTCATCTATGCATCTTTGTTTATATGCTATCCTCAATGATGTCATCATCTTCGCTTCTCGCTCGCAATTCCGCTCGCTCCTCTGCTTGGGATACTTCGTCATCACGTTCTGCGTTATCTCCTCGTCTGTTGTTTGAGATGTTATCCATTCCATTATCCATGCCATCTTCAATATTTTCGCTTGGTGGGATAGTCAAGTCCATTACCGCTTGTTCTATTGGTATTAGACCTTGGTTAATATATGCGTACTCAAATGCACCCTCTTTCTCTTGGTAATTCATTGCTACGCGCTTCTCATCAAACGTCAACCAATTGGCATCACGAAGTGAACGAACCATTCTCTCCATGTCTTGTTGCATTTCGGGTAACGCCGTTATATCAAAGTCAATAAATACATCCTCTCCGTACCGAGGAACGAGGAATTTATTTAACTCATCACGAAGTTGGCAACACATCGGAATAATTGTGTTGGTAATGAGATCACGCATTGCGTTTTGATAGTTATTGTATGATGATGTATCAACATCAAACAAAACCGCGGGAAGGCCGAACACCCTACACCATTGGTGCATTGACATACGAAGTGTATTTACTAGCTCCATATCAACGCTTGATAATCCAAAATTCATGTAATCCCATGGAGTTTGAAGTACCGCAACCTTTCCCTTGTTATCAACGCCGTTTAAATTCTCATTAACGGCTCTTTTTATGTCATTTGCTTGCTCAATAGTGAAAGATGGCACGATATTACCTAGTGGTCTAGGAGTTATCGCTCCTTTTGCTCCTCCATTACCCGTCATTGTTGCACTTGCATCCGCCGCGTTATTACTCATGCGAAGTGTCTTATAAGCGGCACGAAGTGGCGATAAACCTCTTAAATGTGTGCGAGTTGTTACATCAAAATCGGGATTCCAACTCTTCCACATCATTACTTTCTCCTTAGGTAAATCAACACCGCCTCCAACTTGCAATTTGTAACCTAAAATGTTATATACATCCTTAGGATCTGGATAAATCTCTAAATATTGCGTTGGTAAAATATTAAGCTCCGAAAAAGTGCCTCCAAAGTTGCCATCATTGCCATAAACATTACCCTCTCCACTTAAATAGCGATAACCAAATAAGTTTTCAAAGAATTGGTCTTGAGATTGGTAATTATTTGGCTTCTCCAAAAGTCTGGCTAGTGGAGTACCCATGATGATGTTCTCACTATATGCGTTTTTACGTGCGATCAATGCTTGCTCGTATGCGCCACGATTAGCAACACCTTTTGATAGTTGCTTATAACGCATTAAATTTGTACGAGCCTTCTCGCCTGGGTTCAATTGATAAACATACCAAGGAATAGATGCACTCTTACGAGCCAAAAAGCTAACGATAGAATATACATCGGCATTGCCTAAGTATCCTTCGTTCACATAGCTAAGTCCCGTATAATTTTGAATCGCACTTGTATTTGTGCCTACCATTTGCACTACATTGGTAGGGTAAGGATTGATACCTTTTTTCTTAAAAACATCAAATAATCCCATGTTGTTATATTGCTCCCCAAGTAACACTTGGGATTGTTAATTTAGAAAATATTGCATATCTCATAGCATCACTGATGTGGTCATTGAACTTGACCGGTTGATCAAGTTTATTACCATTCCTATCCGTTTTCCAACGGTAATTTTTTACCTCTTTAAGTAAATTTACGGAATCTTGATGAATGTATAGTGGAGTAGCCTTAACGGAACGTATTCCCTCAAGTACATCCTTATTAGCTGGCTTCGCATTTAGTCCTTGTCTTACCAACTCTTCAATAGTTTTTGGCTCTGCGGCATCGCAATAAATTTCATCAAACTTATCTATGCCCAAAGCTACAATTTTTTCCACTAAGTCATTTGTAGTAAGTTTTGTTTCGTAGATCAACTCTTGTACATACGCTGCATTTTCATAGAATACAACTTTCACCATTGCGCTCGGCACGTTGAATCCAAAGTCTAAGCCATACACCGTCTCGCCTTCGGGCATTGTTTCGGTAGTGCGATAGTGCGTATAGATGAGGTCTTGAGAGAGTCCACGCTCACCAAGGCCATAGATTTGCCAATAGTTAGGGTCTGCATCTTTCAGACGCTCTAATTCGTCAACCAGTTCTTTCGGTAGGAAGGGATTGTCTTTAAAAGTAGTAATATAAAAATCAGCATCGTCTCTTGGAATCACATCATCGTAAATCCATGAGGAGATGTCCGATGGGTTATAGTCAATCACTATCTTACCTTCTGTACGCATGATAAGTTGCATCCATGCTTCGTAGCTAAGTTCATTGGCCTCATTGCAAAATAAATAGGTTCTAGCCCTACCTCGAATCTTTTGTGGCTGATCAGCACTAACGAACTCGACCACGTTACCATTAAGCTGATATATTTGCTCCGTTTTATTGTGATTATCCTCTGAATATATTCCTAAGCGTGAAAGTATGTCCACAAAGTCGCGTAGGACTGAACCCTTTATACTTGGAAGAGATTGTCTTACTATTGTTAATGTCTTGCCATTCTCTTGGAGTAGCTTTACAATAAACCAAATAAGAATATTGTAAGTCTTTCCAGATCTGGAACCTCCTTGCATGACCGTAATACGCTTTTTTGAGTCTTGCAATATTTCAAAGATCTTATTAGTCTGAAGTTTAGCGTCCATAGTTTTAGTGATTTTCTAAAAATTTAGTAAAGGTAAACCAAGTTGAAAAGTGGGTATAAAAGTGGGGTCATTAATTTTATTTAGACAATGGTTTTAGTGCTACCAAAAATGTTTCTTGCCCCCGCCACCCACGAAAAGTAAAAACTTTAAGTCCCCCCCATTAATTCTGCGCCTCTTTGCCACTTTGTCATACAATTTTGCTTAAACAAAATTGCGATGTACTAATAACTAGTATTATGTTAAATAGAAAAGGTTAAACAAACTGCTAATTTGTCGCCTCTTCCAACATCTGAACATTTGGCTTGATCACCTCTATCTGTACTTGATTCAATTGCCCCTCAATCTTTGACTCAACCTTTTGGGTCGGCAGCCCTATGAAGTATTGCATATACAGTTGTATCGCCTTCATGTCTCCTTGCGCTACTTTCTCATGCAATATGCGGAAAGCTGTATCTGCCATAGGTTGTAGCTTCTCAATGATCTGTTGCTCGTCCATTCGTCTAGGCCTACCAGCTCCAGGCCTTGCGCCTCCGACTGGTTTGTATGGCTCTCCATTCTTCCTCAACCTTACCGGCTTGGCGGCAATTGTGATTTCTTTTTGTTTATTCTCGACCTCAGTCATTTGCACTTTTGTTTTGTTTTATTGCTTCTAAATTATGGGTATGACCTTTCTCGTCAACCTCATTACGCTCAAATAAACGGAAGGTTACCCAGCCGTCATCTCCTTTTAAATCTGCTATATATTGTTGAAAATCAGTAACGTATATATGAATATATACCGAACTATCCTTACCCTTTTTTATATAGAAACCTTTTCGCTTCATTATACGAATAAAGTTAGACTATATTTTAGCTACATTTAGGACGCGGGTCAACACGATGTTGAAAAATAAATATCTAAAAAATATTTGTAAATAAATTTGGTGGAATAAAAATGTTGTGTATATTTGTGATGTCAATGATGACAAACACAATTAAAACCAACGTTATGAATTTAGAATTAACAAGAACAGAACAAGTACTCTACAAATTCTCTTATGAGTTTGCATTGGAAACAGGTAAATCAGTTGAGGAAGCACATGGTGATGCCTTGAGAAAAGTATTCAAAACAAGAAAGATGGCTGATGATCTAAAAGGTGAAGTTTGGGTTGATCTTTCGAATGGTAACAGATTCAAAGCAAATTTTTAAACCAAGGGGCGCAAGCCCCTTTAAACCAACTACCATGAAATCAAAGCAATTCATCAACCTAATTCTTGCCTTAATCATTGGAGCAATCATAATAGGATTACTACAAGACCAACATTGCCTTTAAAAGCCATTTTAAGCCCCAAATTTGGCATTTAGCTTAGCGGTGAGATGATTACCCTACATTTATAGATTTTGGTCAGCATTTCGCTAAATGTCGTTATGTTGACATCGTAGGGTACATATACACTTATCTTCTTATCGGCTTGGTACTTTTCCCTTATATAGGTTTGGCATTGCTCAACCGCGTTCATCACATCTTGATCTTTAATGCTAATCAAATCGTTTATTACGGATATACCATGAATAACGCTAGTGTGATCCGTTCCAGTTACCTTGGCAATATCTTTTAGTTTAGCTCCATAGAAATATTTTGCGAGGTAGTAGAACAAGTGCCTACAAACTACAAGCTCCCTATACCTATCTTTTTTCTTAACCCTATCAATCTCCTGACCCATGACAAAGCAAACTCCTTCCAGTACGTTGACCAATTCCATAGTTAATATTTAAAGTTTAAAAATCCCATTGTTTACCAAATACCATTTTCCCATTTTCCCTCAATTCTCTATATACCCCACCCTATTAAAAAATATAAAAATAAATACCCCCTGGCTAAAATATTAAAAAAATGGACTACATGGACTACAAGACTGATTATAAATGGACTACATGGACTACAAGACTGATTATCAACGACATCTGCGCTACATTTGCCCTACATTTGCGCTACATTTTGCCAAAATGGACTACATTATTTAGACAAAAACTTCACGACACTAAAAGAAATCATCAGACAATTCCTTCTTAAAGTTAATAACGTAACATTTTTTGTTGTTTTGACCCCGATCTCGCACAACTTTGTAGTCCATTTTCAAAATCCCGCACGTCTCTTCTATCGCCTTATTGAACCTCTTTAACGAGTAATCTTTCTTATCATAACCCGTAAAAGTTAGGTAGTCATTATATAATCTTTCTAGTGTAATGGTCAACCCACTCTCGCCTTCCAGTGTCATAAAATAATCCAAGAACTCTTCACCGAATTGAACCCTAATTTGCTTACGGCTTAAACTCTCGCTCATTGGCATATCACTAACCCCATTTTCCAAGTAATCCGACACGCAATGAAACATCAAATTAAAGTACCTATTCCACTCATCCTTATCCCAATCATTAAATAGCTTATGACCAAACTCATCTTCTGGGGTATGCTTAGGCGAAAAGTAAGGCGCAAATTCAAATATCTTTTGCCTTCTCTTAGCATGGTTTCCGCTATTAGGTATAGTATAGTTAGTGGTGAAGATTACCTTTGGACTGTCCTTATAAGGGATTCTAAGCTCATCCTTGTTCTTTTTCTCGACCGTAATACCTTCGGTTATGATCGAGTAAAAACCCTCAAAATCAACGTTCTTACGAGTATCTTCAATGGCTATAAGCCTAGTGTCCAAATCAACCCTTTGAAAGGCAAAATTCTTGTCTATCTTAAAATTCTTGCCATCCACTACCACTAGGTTATTGATATACCCCAATGCCTTCACAAAAATCCCCTTACCCGTTCCCCCACCTTTGGCCTCGTTCTCTGTCTCCTCGGCTAGAATAACCGCAAACGGCCGAGCGGGGTCTTTATATTTATGCAGTAGATAACCGATCAAACTAAGGCAATACACCAGCTTCGCATTATCTCCTCCACTTATCTTATCCAAAAATTTAAAGTACTCGCAGTTCTCTATTTTAAAGTCATCCTCTATATATATCTTATGATCTAGCACTTGCGACTTCCAGATCACTTTTCCAACCTCTCCGTAATTCATCAGCTTCATGCCATCCTTAGTAACCCTTACAACTCCATTGGTAAAGGGGAAATAGCACACCTCTTTTGTATCTTCCAAAAACAGAATCTTCGCCCGATCAAAGAACTCAAAGAAATTATCCGAGAAGTAAGTGTTAGACCCTTTATAAATCGTCTCCATGAGCATCTGTGGGTCAAGCCCCATGTCAAACGAACTAGGCAACCTATTGATAAACCCCTTAATAAATTTCTTAATTTGTTCGGTGCTACTCTCTTCGACCATACCGTCTTGTATGCGAATAAGTCTATATATTACACTATTAGAATCGTAAAAATATAACGAGAACCCACCTTTCTCATGCAAAAATCTTTCTAGCTTATCTAGTTGTATAATAGGTGTTACAACGCCGTTCTTTTCTCTAGTTTCCCAAAACTCTTTTATCTCTGGGCCAAACTCCCCATCTAGCTTATCTACAATTTCACTAGCCTCTTCTACGCTCTTGTCATGCTTACGAACAAGGTATGTAACGATCTCATCCTTTGCCACTCCACTTTTCTTTTTTTCAAATACTTCTTTTTCTAATTTACCTCCGAAGTTTTGTTTGCGCTCTCCATACCCCGATTCAAGTAAAGCTCTGGCCGCCATCTTGAAGTCCGAGTTGCATTTGAGGATGGCATACACTGCTGCTGGTTTATAACCCCTACCAACTTGAAATGGCGTGTTCGTTGAGAATACGGAAAATAGTCCCATCTCGGTATTATACGACCCACTATGTTCACTTGTCGAGCCTGGTCTGCGGTAGTAAATTCTATGGCCTCCATTTTTAACCTTTTGCCATCCGCACTCTTCCATGAGCGCAGTGAAGTCGCATCTGCTATTATAGTCATCAAATGGGGAAAGTCCATAGTCTTTAGCAGAAGGCTTGTGATGAGCTTCAATGATATGTTCTTCGACAACTTCATTGAAGGATCGCATAAGCGTGAGTAACTCTTGCCGCTCCTCGATTGTAATAACATTGATGCCTTCTTGCAAGACCTCATAGCCACTCGAAGGCGGTGCCGCAACATAACCAGCCTCACCGCGTGTCTCAATGACACAGTAGAATTTGATGTGAGGATTGCTTTTAAATTCATCATTTGTTGGTAGCCTACTTGCCAACTTTTGATTCCCCTCAATCTCCTCACATTTATAGTAGAGGTGATACCCTCCACTTCTAGTTTTGACAATATGCAATTTATCATAAAACTCTTGTCTGATTCTTCTTCTAATTTCATCCCAAAGCTCGTAGGTCTGGTATTTTGTGTCAATGTCGATAACCTCCAAGCCTCCAGATACAGACCCACAAATAATTGCCACTCCTTTGGCTCTAGGGTCGGCCATTTGTACATCAAGCTCCGCTTGTGTAATTTTCTGCGTTTGGTAAACTTTCCAAGGAAAGATGGCTGCTTTGTTTTCATTTATAGCAATTACATTTAGTCCTAGTTCTAGGTAGTTCATAGTACATTTTAAATATTCTTATAACAGTATATATCAATATCATCTAGTGATCTTACTACTCTTGCAAATACTCCATGCTTATTCAGATCAGCTATTCTTTTTTCTTGTAGTGGTGCAACTACTCCTTTCTCTGTTTTTACTTCTAGGAACATAACAAATCCTTTTCGTATACACATTAAGTCTGGTATGCCGTTCATGTTGGTCTGGATCAATTTAATGCACGACCACCCATGTCTATTCAATCTATCAACGATCTTCTTTTGCAGTTCTGCTTCTCTCATTTTTTCCAAGTTTTAGGTATTTCAATATCAAATTTATTTCCGTTCATTGGGTTGTCGTACATCCTTATATCATCGGAGTAGTAATGCTTAACATCTCCTCCTTTAAGTCGCACAACCCACACGCTATTTATCTCTAGCCCATAATCAATGATAAACATTGCATCTCCATAGCCATGCGGAGTATGGACTGGGATTTTATTTTTAAGTTCTAGTATCAAAGAATCAAAATATTTTTATCCATAAAATTTATAATCACTTTGCTTGGCATCATTATCCCGTTCTCGCACTCTACCTCAAATACGGTCTGCCATGCACGATCTCTGAGTGTGTTCAAATGCACCAGGCCTTCGTAAAAATCACCCGTCTTGTAAAGTTGGTTATCTTCTCCAAGCCTTACAATATCTTTCGCTCTTAGATCATCTTCGTGGATTCGAAATGTAATGATTGCCGTAACCTCGTCAGCCAAACCACGAATATAGCTTATGCCCTCACTAGAAAAAAATATTTCTACGCTCCAGTGTATTTTATTGTCAGTCTTTTGGTGCCACCAGTCAATCTCGGTTGTATGCGGCAAACCCAAGGCATAATGTAAATGCTCACACTCAATAGTAAATAGAGTCGAGATACACACTCAATAGTAAATAGAGTCGAGATAATTTTTTGTGTCATTGTATAGCTTTTTGATTAAATAATTTATGGTTATAATAAACATGAAGCATAGTGTAAAAGGTACACAAAAGGCAACCCAATAGACTGCCCATGCAGAGATTTTTAGTAGTGCAATCATAATTTTCATTTTAAATAGTCATTCTTAAAGTGATTTAAAGTATAATCTTTCTTATCCATTACGGCTTTATATATCTTATCCTCTATTCCATTGTAGCTAAATACCCAATAAATCTGCGCCGTTTCCGTTCTATCTTTTGTCTGTATTCTTGCTCTACTTTGCCAATAACTTGTAGCCGAAAAGTCAATATTGTAAAAGATAAGAGCATCGGCCGAACTTAGATTAAGCCCCTCTCTCCCGCTCACTATTTGCGATACAAATACGGCATCATTACCCGCCTTATTAAATGCCGCCGCATCTATCTCAATCCTACTACCAAACACCCATAGTAGTGCTGCATACTCCGCTTGAAACTTATAAAATATAGCTATCTTTTTACCCGCAAACTTATCTCTTATAAACTCCGCTTTTGTATAGTCAAATGCCTTTGCCACTCGCTTTGGCTCATCAACAATTACTGACCCGCTATATATTTGGTGTAGCTTATTCATGAGCTTTACCGCCGTATCTCCCATCACAGTCTCGCCGTCCTTATTGGTTACCATTTTATCTATACGTATCTTTTCAGCTAGCTTATACGTGCTATCCTCCATTTTTACGTATAATATGTTCTCTTCTATTAGGCCTTCGAATCCTGCTTGGGCTTGAGTAAATGTGATCATAATTGGCTTTATATCTTCCATAATTTTTTCTTCGTATGCAAGTGAGTAATCATTAATCGCTCGGTTAAATACATATTTCTTTTGCACTATTACATAATCATTTGCCCACTGGTAAAAGGTCTTATACTTTTTATATACCGAGTAACTAGATATGTATAACTGGTGGTAAATCTGTGAGTAAGACTCTGGTGTAGGTGTGCCACTTAAAAAGATAATTGGCGTAGCTGCACAAATCCTTTTAAGCTCTTTAGCTCTTTTACTAGGCCTTGGAAAAGCACCGAGTCCATGCGCCTCATCTACTATTACCACATCCCATCCGTACTCTACTTTATGTAGTTGCTCAAAATTGGTTATATATATCTCCATGTCATAACCCATCTTTTTAGCTTGCTCAATAATATCATCAATGGCTTTCTTCTTTGTGCAAAACAACACCTTTTGTGCGCCGAAT